ACTTTAGTGATTGTAGTAAATCCATCCGAACCATAGAAGTTAGCTCCAAGATTATATGCAAATGAAAGTAATGCTCCTCGCATCTCATCATTCATTTCATTCCAGTATGGAATCTTGGTAAGTGGTGGTAGGAATTGATTGCGAATCTGGTATTCTAAAAGTTGATCTGCTTGCTGTAGCGTGATCTTATCAGTAATTTTGAATGGATTTCCATTCATGTTCTTGGTGCTTCCCCAGCCAATAGTGATAGGAAGTCCACCAGTATGTGGATCATAATAAGCTGTTAATGCACACCCTTCAAACTGTTTAATTAATTCAACACCACACTGAGGAACTACAGATGTGTTGGGCTGGGCATACTGATTTCTAAATTTTTTAGCAAATTCTTCTAGTATTTCTGGTGAAGTATTTTGCTGAAGGTACTCCCATGCATCCATCTGATGCATGTAACCTTCGGTGTGTTTCGCTGCATCTGTTAATTTTATAGACATAAAAAAAGGAGGTATTGAACCTCCTATATTTATTTCAAAGAATTCCAGGAATGATTTGACCAGTGGTGAGATATGTCCCCACTGCAATTACAAATCCTAGCATTGCAAGACGACCATTGAGAGTTTCTGCTTCAGGGGTAAATCCAAATTTCATTTTAGTTCTCCTAAATTAAAGGTTTTCTTCTTGTTCGGTTAAAATCACACAATCACTAGTGGGATATGCAACACAAGTTAGCACCCAACCAGCTTCAAGTTGTTCATCATCAAGGAATGATTGCTCTTCGTTGTCTACTGTACCGCTAATGAGTTTGCCAGCACAAGCAGAGCAAGCACCAGCACGGCAACTGGAAGGTAGATCAACACCTGCTTCTTCAGCAGCTTCAAGAATATATTGGTCTTCAGCACATTGAATAGTTTGTTCAGTGCCATCAGGGGATTGAAGAGTAATAGTGTAAGCCATCAGTATGTTTTAGAAAGTTGATTTACAGAATGTGCAAGTAGTACAAAAAATGCAATACTTGTTACGGTGAAAATTAGTGCGGTCATTTAGAAGATCCCGAAGAAGAAATTACCTGTGACCAGATAAGAAACAAGACCAGAAACAAAACCGACCATTGCCCAGCGCCCATTGTACTTTTCCTTTACTTGATTGGGGGTATCCATACCATAGTTTTCGTAGTACATAGTGGGTTCTTTGGCCCACATATTTTGTTGACCACGATCATTTGATGTTACAGTCATTAGCGATTAAAAATTACAGTACCAGTATACATGAGAAAGGGGAGCTTGTCAACTCCCCATTGTCAGAAAATCAGAACTTGAAGCCCAGACCAGTGGTGAACACAGGACTATAAGCGGCATCAGAACCACCATAGGCATTACCAGCATTCGTGGTGGGGAACTTCAGATCAGCAAAACCAACTAGTGAATTGGTAATACGACCTTCCACACCAAGGGCAAGTACAACTTGACCCTTCTCACCAACAGCAGACTGATAGTTAGCCTGAGTATCGTTAGCAAAGGGAACCTGATAACCAACACCTGCATATAGGTTAGCAGCACTTACGCCAGCCTTGCGAGCAAGAGACCAGTCATAAGAAACTAGAGCACCACCAGCAGTACCGATGTTGTTGTTAGGACCAGCAACTGCATTTAGATAGGGACGTACTGATACCGCATTCTGGTTACTAAAGTTCTTCACAGCATAACGTGCCTGAAGAGTACCACCAGAGATAGTGCGATTGGCAGTGTACCCACCACCATCAACACCTTGCTTGTTCAGCAGTACACCTAGACCAACATAGTTACCTACACCTTGAGCCTTTTGTGCAGCAGCAACTTCTAGTGCAGTTACACGAGCATTAGTTGCACCTAGTTCTTTTGCAAACTCTGCACGTAGAGCAGCTGCTAGTTGTGCATCAGCTGCGGTTTCAAATTCACTAATGCGATCAAGACATGCATTAGTTAGTGCTGCAAGTTGAGCACGAGTGGCAGGTTCACCAGGACGGAAAGTACCATCAGGAAAACCAGCAACACAACCATAACGTGAAACTAGGTTAGCGATAGCCTGATAAGACCATTCAGTTGGTTGAACGTCACGTAGTTGGGTAACACTAGTGACTTGTGCCATCGCAGGAGCTACAGTAGAAGCAGCAACTACACCAGCAGTTAGAAATGAACGAATCATCATAATTTTAAATGATTAACTACAGATTTTATTTATATTGTTAGAAACCGTAACAGTGTTCGGTCCCTTCCCCAATATTATAGGGTAAAAGGTGGGGGTTGTCAACCCCCCTTTGCAGGCTCGCCACTTGCCCTTTGACTGGAGGCAAGAAACCAGGCGGGAGTAAGCATTCCTCATCCGCACCAGTCGGCATATTTACTGTCCATCCGACGAGGACTAACTTGGGTCATTTGACTCCACCAGGGTAATTTTTAAGTCATTCCAAGACTTCTAAAGCTTTGTATATTTGCCAAATATACTGCTTGTGTTCTTGAAGTTTATCAATTGTCTCTTGTATTTTAACATAATTTTTCAAGTCCATTCGGTCTTGAATTTGTTTGAGTGTAGTAATTACACCCTCAATTTCAGTGCAAGCATTTGATAACTTGATAGAACAGTAGATTGAATTGTCCATTTGTTTAAAAAGGGGGTTGCTCCCGACCAGGGTTTTTAAAGACTCTCCATGTCTTCTAGGTTATTTAGGGTTGTATTAATCTCTAGGTTTTGGCTTATTGCATTCGTTGCAATAAAACGAAAACCCAGATCGAAAATATTTTACCACTTGATAGTGGTCTTTGTCAAGGGGTAGAACAGTGTGACACTGAGAGCACTGTCTAGTCCCACCACCAACAGAGGTTTTCAAGGGTGTTGATGAACTGTTCCCAATAGACAGTGCGGCTAGGATTCGGTTTACCATCTTTCATGTCCTGTAGATACTCAATTATGCCACGAACCACTGGGGTGTCTTGGAAGTATTCGTGCATTCTGTAACAATTAAACTTTTCATTGTATTGGATGAAGTCATGTAGAGGTGCTGTGTTGCGACGATGAGCACGAATGAATACATCTTCATCTTTGATGCCATGCTTATTACGAATGTCTAATGGTGTATACCTTTCTTCTTCTGGAATATCATCCGTCAGTATTGCATGTTCAGGTTTTTCAAAGACAAAATGAAGACCTTCATAATACTTCTCCATCAACTCTAGATCTGGAGCAACACGAAGTTCTTCGTTTTTTTCTAAGTAATACTGCATTCGATTGATTGCATCTGGATCTGTCAATCGAAATACAATATTCCCAATGTAGTAATCTACAGGACCACCGTAGAGACTACTTGATTCCCTCTTACGAAAAGAGAGGTGGATTATTTCAAATCCAGCCTCTTCATTCTCTTCTCCAACTAGTCCTTGTGGTATAGTCATAATTAATGAAATCCAAAGTTGTCTAAGTCTTTACCGTGCTTTAATTCTTGCTTACGAAGCTTTTTAAGCTCCTTTACTAGATCTTTGATTTGCTTGTATGCATCATCTGCATGGAGTTTTCCACCAACTTCAAGCCCAACAATAACTTGAACTCTATCGCCAAAGTGAGCTAGTTGTTTTTCAAAAGTTGTTAAGTTTTCGTACATGGCAGGTATTCAATTTTAAAGCCCAAGATCGGACTCGAACCGATGGCCTACGCTTTACAAAAGCGTTGCTCTATCCAACTGAGCTACTCAGGCATATCCTCTGGATTTTCTAAGTCTACAGGAAACAGACATGGATGACATTCTTCATCAATCAAATAAAACGAAGTACGGTATAAGTCTTCTGGAGTATACTCCTCATTATTTGTTGCATCTATCTGAATATATGGATCCTGTTGCATAAGCTGAGGAAGTTCTTCAAATGTAAACGGAACATTGTTTATGAAATACATTTCCACAATCTCATTGTTATAATAACAATACTGTGAGGAAATCTTGTATTTCATAACTGTATCCACCGATACTGATATTTATCGGTAACTGGAGTGGCAGGGATCGAACCTGCGACCAATCGGTTAACAGCCGACCGCTCTACCGCTGAGCTACACTCCATTATGGTAGGTGGAGATAACTTGTACCTACGTTATCTCTCTTTACTTTCACTTAGCCACAGAATACTAGACCAAGGAGCGGTTTTGGCACCTACAATTTAAGGGCAAGAATGTCCACCTACGATAGAATCTACGATGTGGCCGAGGGGATCCTTTGTTTAATACAACGTTCCTTGTTGTACCCTTTACTACAGCATTCTGGTTTATCAGTCCAGTGCCATTAGTACCTCTGGCTGGGAATCGAACCCAGTTTCCAAGTGCATTGTCTGCCTGTCTTTACCAATAGACTAACAGAGGATAAACTAAATTTGCCCTAGAAGATATTCTACTGTATTTGCCACATCATTCATAGCATCACGAAGATTAGGACGTTGACCAGACTCTTGTTTAATAACCGGTCTATGATCATCAGTTAGAGTCCACCTCCACTGATCCATATCTTTACAATACCAAAGATTAATCTTCATGTTTATAATACTCTAGTTCAATCCAATTAAGAAGTGTCTGAAATGCATTGATGGATGCTTGAGTACAATTATCTTCTTTAAGTCGATGAATGTAAAACTCAAGAGCTTCAATGACCATCTGACGATCAGTTTGTGAAATAAGTGACATAATAACCTCAAGATGAGGAAGCGGGAAACGGGGATCGAACCCGTGATTTCAACTTGGAAGGATGACGTGTTACCGCTACACCATTCCCGCAGTGACCCCTCTGTTTGAGCATTGTTAATAGGCTTGAGGGGTATTGATTTTATTTAGTGAAAGTAATTACATCAGGTGTTGATGATGGAATTACGGTATCTCCTAGTTTAATTTGATATTTTGCACTAGACTCCTGAGCTTTATTCATTACAATAATGTAACCTAATTTTTGTAGTGCTTCAGCAATAGAATGAAGAGTATAAGGATCTTCATGCATTGCACCTAGTTCAAGTGCAGAACGAAGTGCATGTTCAGCTTTTTCAATTTGATACTTAACCGAGTCTCCCATAGAAATAATATAGTGGGAATGGAGAATAGGAGACTTGAACTCCTGACATCCTGCTTGCAAAGCAGGCACTCTACCAACTGAGTTAATTCCCCAGATGGATTAAGTGTGATATATCTCATAAGGATATAACAGGGACTTAATCTCTATCCGTATACTGACTTTGCAGTTCACCGACAATTTACCGTCAGAATGGAAGTTCTGTTAACGGTAATCGGGATGATAGGACTCGAACCTACGACTTCCGCTTCCCAAAAGCGGCGCTCTAGCCAAACTGAGCTACATCCCGAAATAGGAACACTGGGAATTGAACCCAGACCAACCCGTTATAAGCAGGCCGCTCTACCATTAAGCTATGCTCCCTAGACTAAATTATCGAACTTCGTAATCTAGTCTACGTATTCGCCTTTTCGGCACATCAACTTGATCAATAACTTTGGGTTTTGGTTTTGGTTTCATAAATCCACTTACCATTTCAACTTGGCTGATGTCTTGTCCTATTATAACAGGTAACCCATTGTTGTCAAGTCTTATGTAGGTCTCGTTAGGACACTTACATGACTGACCTCTGTTTGGTGTTGCTACCTGAAGTGTTGCATTGCAACATTTACATCTGATTGTGTACATTGTTTCATACCTTAAATATTCAGTTGTCACGACTCAGGAGGGACTTGAACCCCCGACCAACTGCTTAGAAGGCAGATGCTCTATCCAACTGAGCTACTGAGTCAATTGTTGGAAACTCATAAGATATTTACCTTATGTATATTACCAGAAGTATTAGAGGACTTCCGAACCAACTGATTTAGTTTACCATGTCTTGGGGCAGTTGTCAACCCATGGGGCACACAACCTGATTTCCCCGCCAAGGGCACGACACTCATCAGTATAACACACATCTGTGTCAACTGGTTTCTCTGAGTACCGTGGAGTTAATACCTTAGCATATTTATCGTCTTTTGTCAAGCGTTCATAATCACGGATTGCTTTGTCCACGGTTCGCTCGACATCTCGTTCCACTACACCAGGATTTTTTTGAAGTTCTGGGATTAGTGGAGAATCTGGTTGATATGTTTGAAAATATTCATAAACAATATCCCAGATATGTTTTTCTTCTATCTTTAAGCAAGAAGAGAGTGATGCTACTATTAAAGATAAAACTAGAATAGTTCTAATAGATGTTTTCTTTTTACCAAAAGAAAAATTAAATTTCATAGGTTAATCATTTTGGGTCATCATGTGATAGCTCACGGTCTATTATACCTTTGATTTTTTTGATTCTTTCTTGTGGACTTTTTGTTGTTTTTTTAGAAGACGGCTTACTGGGTTTTGATGGTTCATCACCAACAACCGATGCAGCCATTTGTCTCATTTTTTTAATTCTATCTAGTTGTCTTTGATGTCGTTCTAGATCTTGTTGCATAAGTTTTTTATGAGCATCATCAAACCCATCTAAAATAGATTCATTAAGATTTACTATATATGCTTCTAAACAAAACTCTTGAAAGGTTTTCATGATGCTCTTTATAGTTCTTTATGAGGAAGGGGAGAACTTATCTCCCCATTATTTATCTGTTAAACTCTATAGTAACAGACTCTTGCCACTCCCTGTCCTGGAGACGCAATAGTAGAGAATGCCCCGTAGGACAGGTCGAGGTCTCGTCCTCCGACATATGGACCTCTATCATTCACTCGCACAATAACTGATCTTCCATTTCGTTGATTTGTAACACGTAACCTAGTGCCGAATGGAAGCCACCTATGTGCAACAGATCGACCATATGCATTATATCTTTCACCATTAGCGGTGGTTTGGCCGTGATATCCATCACCTACACCATAATATGATGCCAGGGAACATCCGCTGGCTGCCTCAGCTTTTTGGGGCGTAAATCCAAGAAGGGTTGAAGCAATAAGAAGTGTTGAAATAAAACGCATTAACTTTAATAGAACTCTACATCCCAATAGAAGGGGGGTACACCCAACCTCTCGGAGGGCACCTTCCTGGGCACAAACGATAACACTCAACCGCATATAATAAAAATTGGTGTTATCAATGGGCAGGGAGGGATTTGAACCCCCGTAGGCAGAGCCAGCGGATTTACAGTCCGCCTCCATTAACCACTCGGACACCTACCCGATAACAAAATGTTACCACACATTCATCCAGTTGTCAAGGTGCTTGGGATATTTATAAAACTTATCAGGGCTGGAAAACCCTACCCCATCCATCGTTTCTGTTTGGACACCATCTACGCATTAGATCAGTTCTCTTATATACAGCTCCTTTACCATTAGTTACTGCTCCAGTATAACCATCATTAAGTGAACCGTATGGATCATTGACTACATAATCTCCTGCTGGAGTTTTACCAATTACTACAACCATGTGCCCACCAGTAGGATTAGATAAAGAGCCACGGTGCAGGATACCAATAACGATAGGTCTTTGAGCAGCAAGCTCACGATCAAGATCATTAAAAGTGAGATTGTAACTAAAGTGTGACTTAATACCATAGCTTGCGAGAACTTTGGTCTGAACCAAATGATCAGTTGTATCACCGATTGTAAATACTTTCTGAACATATGCATCATCACCTTTAGGTCCTTTTAAAGTGCCTGGTTTAAAATACTCAAGACACATAGCACAAGCAGAGCTGTTACAAGTACGGTTAGCATCTCTGTAATTATCAGTTTGAGGAAAGAATGGAACTTCTAGGATATTTGATTTTGGTTTATCTGGTTTAGTCCTAAAGATTCTAACCCAGTTAGCTTCATCCTGCATTAGGTCTTGAGCTTTGAGAACTAGATCCTTTTCAAATTGCTCTACCGCAGCTACATGCTTTGGATTAGTTTCGTCGTAGTGTTTAAAGAAATTGTGTAAATCAATCTGCATTGGTCTCTCCGAATAGTTTGATAAAGTACTCTGCATCAACAACGACTAAAGGTTTCTTGTGATTCTTTTTCATAACAACAATAGGTTCATAATCACCTGAATTAGCTTTAGCTTGATCATAAGCCTCCCATACATTCAACTTCTCAACATTCTTACATTCAATTGAAAAAGGAAACTTAGCTCTAGCAGCTCTGGCCATGATCAAATCTTCACCACCCGCACCCATAGATCTTGATTCAATATCTTCAGGATGTACATCTAGTTGTTCTATGAGTTGATCTCTAACCCATTTCTGTAGATTCCTACCTTTAGCTTTAGCACTCTGAGGTTTCATAATATATCTCTAAGTAATATCTAAGATATTTATCTGAACCCTGACAGAGTTATTATACAGGGTTTTAAGGGTCTTGTCAAGCCCCCCTATCAAAAATCCCTAAAAGGCCAGAAAACATGCTTTTTTTCTACGGTTTTACTAGGGTTCTCAGCCATAAAAAAAGAGACCCCATAGGGTCTCAGGAAAAGGTTTGAGCTTAAAATCAGCCTTCTAGAATCTCAGAGATCCATGCATCTGACATGTTAGCCATGATAGATTGAGCATCTTCTGGAGTATCGGCATAGCCTTCATCTAGGAGATGAGCAAGAACTACATCATAAAGATCTTCTCTTTCTTCTGAATAATAGTTTTCAACAATCTGATTTACTTCATGATCGCTAAATGAATCGAGAACTTCAACTGCCTGGTCAAAGGTTTCAGCATAACCTTCGTTAATTAGATATTCAAGAATATAATCAAAATTCTCACCGAGTCTATCAGCAAGTTTTCTATTCCATGCTGCGGATGCAAACTGATAATTTCCTTTGGTAAATGGTTTACCTTTTTTAGTAAGTTTAGCTGGAGGAAGTGCTTTTACAGATGAAGAAGATGTAGTACCACTTTTGTTCCCAACACCTGCATTCCTATAAGGAGCAGGAGATCTTGGACCTTTTGGTGCTGGAGATGGACCTTGTTGGGGTTTGAATGTTCTGTTTACATTCTGTCCACCAGGTCTCCAAGTTGGTTTTGATGATGATGATGATGCTGGTTTTGGACCCTGCTGAGGTTTGAATGTTCTGTTTACATTCTGTCCACCAGGTCTCCATGTTGGTTTTGATGATGATGCTGATGATGATGGTTTTGATTCAAACTCAGAAGTATCCGCACGTCTTGCAGCAGAAGCTTGGGCTCTTGCTGCTCTTCTCATTTGACGACCAGTTTCTCTTGCCTTTGCTTCCTTTGCTGCTTGTCCACTAAATTCTTTCTTGGCAGCACTATACCCAGCTTTTGCGGATTTTTTAACATTACTCAAAAATCCTTTAACTTTCTCCTTGGCAGATGATAGTTTGCGTCCAACTTCAGCAGCGCCTCCCATAGCAGCAGAAGCAGCACCAGCACCTAAAGTCTTTGCTCTATCTGCAATATTACGACCAGCACGAACTGCAGCAACTTGCATTCTTTTTATTGCATGTTTTCTGCCAACTCTTTCACGCTCAGCAGACTTTTCTCTCTTTGCGGTTGCCGCTGCGGATTTTCTCTCACGAGTTGCTTTGTTTTGCAGTCTATTCATTCTTTCCATTTCACTTTCTTCGGAAAGAATCTGAGAGTCAAGTAATTGCACACACTCGTTAAGTTTGAACTCACCTTCAGAAAAAATGGCTTCCATAATTATGGTAAGCTCATTATCGGAAAGATCATCAACAAATGATAAATCTTCTTCAACTGCGAAAATATCTTCTCTTAGTTCGTCGTCATATACGGCGAAGTAAGACTCATAAAGTTTTTGGGTACTTGTCATTGGAGTTTCTATAAATGTTACTTTATAGTATTATTTATAAAAACTCCGGCATTGACTAAAGTTTAAATCCAGAGAAAGTATCGTTTTTCATATCTTGTTTAATGCCACCAATAACATACGATTCAATCTCTGTTTCTTGTGGAGCATTCTGCATCATCTTAGAATTGAGCCAATGCTCAGTCCAGGGAAGAGGATTGTTTGACATAGAAATATCAAACTCTGGCTTTAGTCCAAGAGCTTTCATCCTACGGTTTGCAATATACTCAACATATGAAGACAATAGTTTTGCATTCAAGCCAATCATGGAACCATCCTTGAACAGATACTCTGCCCAAGCTTTCTCTTCATTTACTGCACGAAGGTACATCTGACGTACATTGTCTTGCTCCTCTTCAATGATTTCTAGCATCTGCGGATCATCACCATTCTTCCAGTTCTTGATGATATTCTGGGTGATGACTAGATGCTGAGATTCATCACGAGCAATTAGGCCAATGATCTTTGCAGATCCTTCCATGAGTTTTAGTTCACCAAATGCAAATGAACATGCAAATGAAACATAGAATCGAATGCCCTCAAGAATATTCACATTCATGACAGCACGATATAGTTTACGCTTCAGTTCTTTGAGTTCAATCTTTGCAGTAGTATGATCTCCTAGTTCCCATAGCTTACCACCACCCCATTGCTGAGCAGATTCGATGAGTTCATCGTAGGCTTGGGTTACACTAGTAGCACGTTCTAGAATCTTTTCATCATCTAGAATAGTATCAAATACTTCAGTTACATCAGAGTATACATTCTTGATAATGTATGTGTATGAGCGACTATGAATCATCTCCATAGTTTCCCAGATAGTCATGCAAGCTTCTAGTTCAGGAAGGGAACAATATGGCAAAAATGCCATACCAGGACCACGACCCTGAACCGAGTCAAGCATGATCTGATACTTCAGGTTTGAAGTGAAGATATGCTTTTGTTCAGGGCGAAGTGTTTGATAGTCTGCACGATCTTTTTGGAGGGAGACCTCCTCTGGTCTCCAGAAATATCCAAGCTGCTGTTGTGTTAGCTTTTCAAAGATAGGATACTTGTATGAATCATACCTTTGAACTCCAAGAGGAGCACCAAAAAACATTGGTTGCTTTTTGGTGTCTACATGATTGCTGTTGAATACGGTCATACCCTTGATTTCACTGTTGGTATTTTTGATAAATTGCATGTAAGTTCTCCTTAGATTTTGCAGCTTTCGCAATCGTCGTCTGATTCTAGTTGACTTAGTAATTGAGTTAGAGCTTCACCCTTTTCTTCTACATCGCCATCAGACTTACTATCATATGTGTTTTGATAATAGCTTGTCTTCCAACCATACTTGTATGTTGATAGAAGATCTTGAGCCATAACAGATACTGGAACTTCATTGTCTGGATAGTTTTCTGGATTGTAACTCCAGTTACCAGAGATTGCTTGATCAAAAAACTTTTGCATCACAGCAACAATATTAATGTAACCAGTGTTACTAGGCATATCCCAAAGAAGTGTATAATTCTTCTTGAGAGATTGGTAGCTTGGGACAATTTGCTTAAGTGGCCCTTTCTTTGATTTCTTAACGGACAGGTAATCTCTAGGTGGCTCGATTCCATTTGTTTCGTTTGACACAACGGAACTGCTCTCCGATGGCATTTGTGCGGACAGTGTTGAGTGCCTGAGACCGTGAGCCAAGATGGATGTTCTAAGTGTTTCCCAATCATAGTTAAGATTATTCTGTACGATTTCGTCTACATCTTTCTTGTATGTATCAATCGGAAGAATACCTTGGGAATACTTAGTACGATCAAAGTAATCACACTTACCCTTTTCAATAGCAAGTTGATTGGATGCCTTGAGAAGATAATACTGGAATGCTTCAGTTAGATCATGTACTAGTTTCCATGATTGAGGATCTTCATATTTCACTCCATTGCGAGCAAGGAAATGAGCCAGACCAATATAACCAACACCAAGAGAACGACGTGCCTTGGTTGAAATACGTGCAGCTTCGATTGGATAGTCTTGATAATCAATCAGTTCATCCAGAGCACGAATTGAAAGATCACATAGTTCTTCCATCTCATCAAAGTTGCTGATCTTACCTACATTGATTGCAGATAGAATACAAAGTGCAATTTCACCTTTTGAATCATCAATATGATCAATAGGAACTGTGGGAAGTGTAATCTCTTGGCAGAGATTAGACATATTTACTTTGTCAAGGAAGGAAGAGTGTGAGTTGCAATGGTCAATATTCATGATGTAAATACGACCAGTTTCTGCACGTTCCTTGAGGATATTTAGAAATAGTTCCTGAGCGCCGATAGTTTTTCTTGGAATAGTTGTATCTCGTTCGTAAGATACGTATAGCTCGTCAAATCTATCAGTGCCAAAAGCATCATACAGACCAGGAACGTCGTGTGGAGAGAAGAGTGTAACTTCTCCGTTTTGAATGAATCGTTCATAGAAGAGTTTGCTGATTTGGATACTGTAGTCTAGCTTACGAACACGGTTATCCTCGGTTCCCTTATTGTTTTTTAATACAATGATATCTTCTATTTCTTGATGCCAAATAGGGAAGTGAACAGTTGCCGAGCCACCACGGATGCCGTTTTGAGTGCAACATCTGACCGTCGCTTCAAATTTCTTGAGGAAGGGAATAACTCCTGTATGGGCAACCTCTCCACCACGAATTTTGCTATTGATACCCCGGATTCGGCCTGCGTTGATACCGATTCCAGCACGCTGAGCCACATAACGGCCAATAGCCATGTCAGAGCTGAAGATAGAATTGAGAGAATCGTTAGAATCAATAAGCACGCAAGAAGCAAATTGACGAAGAGGGGTCCTAACACCTGCCATAATTGGTGTTGGAATGTTAATTCGGTGCTTGGAGATTGCGTTGTAGTATCGTTTGACATAATCTAGTCTTGTTTCCTTTGGATATTCTGCAAACATAGCTGCAGAAATTAGCATGTACATGTACTGAGGAGTTTCATAGATTTGCTTTGAACTCCTATCCTGTACCAAATATTTGTCTACTACTTGACGAAGACCGGCATAAGTAAAAATATAGTCTCGCTCATGATCAATCCAAGAATTAATCTTGTCCCATTCATCATCAGTATACTTACCAGAAAGGGATTTATCATAAACACCTTTCATAATTCCCTGGTATAGGTGATCACCTATTGAGGGGAAACCGTTTTTCCAATTAGCTCCAAAGACTTGCTTATATAAACCGAAAAGCAAGAGACGAGCAGCAACATACTGATAATTTGGATTATCGAGACTGATAAGGTCGCTAGCTGACCTAACCAGGATTTCTTGGATTTCATCTGTTGTAATCCCATCATAAAATTGAAGACCGGATTGAATCTCAACTTGGGATGCACTAACACCAGCTAACCCACCACAAGCACATTCAACCATATTATGAATCTTATCTAAATCTAGAGATTCAAAAGTACCATTACGTTTTTTAACTTTAGTACCGTTACTCATACTTTCTTCCATGTAGTAAATTTAACTTTGGCTTCCAACCCTTGATATGTATTTTCTTTGATTATCTGCTGGGGGTTGAGTCCAGCAATGATCATATCATTTATATCTTTTTCTTTAACTGAAGTTGGCCATATAACTACTTGTTCTCCTGCACTGATAAGCTTGTCATAACGTTGAACTATTTGAAAGTTGCGAGGTTCATTATCTAGAATAAAAACTCTATCTTTGTAAATAGATTTTTCTAGATAGACATCGGACCCACACATGGCGATTGCATTAGACAGAAAAAGAGAGTCGAAAGGACCCTCTGTAACATAGATGGTTTTGTCGAAATCTAAAGAATCAAGTCCAAATAGTTTAGCGTACTTATCATCCAGGATGGTAGTAATATAGCGTAGTTTTGCAGTTTTGTCAAGAGCCCTCCCCTGAAATCCGAAAAGATTTCCACTTTTGGACATGAGGGGGATGATGATTCTAGACTCTTTAATTTTTGCTTCAGTTTTGGCCCACGCATGAAAATCCTCGGCGTAATAGAACTTAGAAAAAAACTTTTCTGGAATCTGTCTGTTGAGAAGGTATTCTTTTGCTGGGTGTGAATTATTTAGTTCTGATATCTTTTCTAGCTCAGACAATGGAGTTTTCTTGAAGACTGGCTTTTGAAACTCAAATTTAGGTTCTGCTGTATTTGAGCCACGA